AGTGTACAAACGATAAAATATATGTCAAGCGATTCACAGGTTTACAATCCTACGCTAAATGTATATTGGATGTCAGTTGATTTTATGGCAAGAATGAAAAGATAATTATGAAACTAAGATTAATAAAAACTTGGAACGGAAAGCCAGTCGGAGCAACAGGAGTATTCCTTTCCGACTTTGGCAAGCAACTTGTTGCCGATGGCATTGCAGAGCATCTTGATGATGATTTTGTAGTGGAGCAAATGCCAGAGAAGAAAGTTCAAGAGGCACCTCAACCTATTTATATTCCAGTGCCAATGCCTATGGAATATTTTGAGCATGAGAATGAATTGGAAAAAATTGATGTTAATATAGATTTGTCAAAAGCTAAAAAATAATAAAATGGCAACAACTGGAATAATTAACGGTACGTTGATGAGGTTATACAAAGATAGCACTGCTATTGGTTATGCTACATCCTGCCAAATGAACATCTCCGCAGCTATGCGTGAAATCTTAACAAAGGATTCAGCAGCTGGAGGATGGAGAGAAGTAAAGAAGGGTCAGTTATCCGGCACACTTTCCACAGAGGCATTATATGCCGGGCCTGGTGACTCATCTACCAATTACTTGTTTGATGATCTCTTTACCGATTTAATTAGTGGTACTGCGCTTACTATTAAGTTTACTACTGACGTACAAGGTGACAACGTGTTTACGATGTCTGCTATCTGTACATCATTAGACCTTAATGCCGCAGTGGAAGAAAATACAAGCTACTCTGCATCCTTTGAGGTGACAGGTGCAATCGTGAAGACAACAAAAGCATAATAAAAATTACCTGACATGAAAACAATAAAAATAGCTAATGCGGACATACCGGTTAAGTTTGGTATGTTCGTGTTAGGTACATTTTTACGGGAGAGGAATCTTAAGCTAAGTGACCTCTCCCAACTTGGCGAAGACCTCCTATTTGCCCTTGAACTTGCCTTTGCAGGTGTGCAGGCAGGTTATAAGGCAAAGGGAGAGAAGTGCCCATATACCTTAGAAAAGTTTTGCGACTTAGTAGATTTAGACAAGGGAGGGATAAATAGGATAACGGAGCTGATAACAAATGAGATTTCAGTGCCAGAAGATCCGGAAAGAAAAAACGAGATAGCGGAGGAGCAGAATTAACGCTTGATTATATAGAGCGTTTTTGCTTTGGAGTGTTAAGATTTTCCCCTCCGCAATACTATGAAATGACATTGAGAGAGGTTATTATAGCCATGCAAGGTTATAATAACCAATTTGAAATAGAGCAGCAATTTGAGTGGGAGAGAGCCAGATGGCAAACAACACTTTTATTAAATGTTCATACGGCAAAAGGCAAATCAATTAAGCCTAAAGATTTGATTGAATTTCCTTGGGAGAATGATAATCCAAAACCAACTAAAAGAAATTTGACAGAAGTTGACAAGTCAATTTTTGACAAATGGGATAAAGAGTAGATAATGGCAAATGCAGCACAGTTAAATCTTAAACTTGGAATTGATGTTTCCAGCCTTTCCCGTGAACTTGGCAAGGTGGAAAGTCAAATGACAAAGTTTGGTTCAAAGATGCAAAGTATAGGTAGTACATTAACACAGTCACTTACCTTGCCTATTATTGCACTTGGAGGAGCAGCTTTAAAATCCTTTGCCGACATGGAGAGGTTGGAAAACGGGTTAACTGCTATCATGGGAAGTAGTGCAGCAGCATCAGTTGAATTAGAAAAATTAAGAAAGGTTGCAGAGAATCCTGGTCTTGCTTTACCTCAAGTTGTAAAAGCATCAGCTACTTTGCAATCTGTTGGTATGTCTGCTGATGTTGCTCGAGAAACTATTACACAATTTGGAAATGCAACTGCAAGAGCAGGAATGGGGGCTGAGACCTTTGATGGAGTTATTGTTGCGTTAGGTCAAATTAGTGCAGTAGGTAAAGTTACACAAGAAGACCTCAATCAAATTAAGGGAAGATTACCAGAGTTTGCCGATGTCATGAAAAATGAATTTGGAGTAGTTACGGCAGAGGCAATAAATAAAATGGGCATTAGTGCAGAGGATTTTATTACAAGGTCTGTAAGTGCGTTAGGAGAATTAGAAAGAGCAAAGGGAGGCCTTGGTAATGCTTTTGATAATTTAAAAGACAATGTAGGTGCATCATTAGCTGAACTTGGTAAGGTAATAAATACAAGTTTAAATGTGGAGGCAATTTTTATAGCTTTATCTGATAAATTAAATTATTTAGTAGAAGGCTTTAAAAAATTAAATCCAGAAACACAAAGCTTTATTGTATATTCTGGTTTAATTGTTGCTGCGATTGGTCCAGCAATATTTATAGTAGGTAAAATGATTACTACTTTTGGAGCATTAGCAGGTACTACAAAAATGATAATTGAAAATTTTGGAAAACTTAAAGGAGCTGTTGTTAAAGCCTTTACAGCTATACTTGCTAATCCTGCTATACTTGGAGTAACTTTAGCTATTGCTGCCGTTGGTGCTATTGCTTTATACGTTTATGATAACTGGGAGGCATTTGCAAGTAGGTTTCAAAACATTTGGATTAACATAAAAAATAGTACAATGAAAGGTGTAGCTGATTTTATGAAAAACATAGATAAGCTACAGAAATTTTTAGGTATACAATTATTTGATGTTAGTAGTTTAACAAGTTATACAGAACAACAAAAAGTAGTACAAAAAGAATTTAAAAGTATAGGAGAAACAGTTGATAGTTTATCTGGTAAATTAAAAAGTTTATTTTTAGCTAAACCAAAAACCGGAACTAATGAAGAAGCTATTATAAGTAAAACTAAAACTACAACTACTCCAACAGGTGGCGGTGGTGCAGCTGCATTACAACCAGCTACACAAGCTTTAGGTATTACTGCTATGCTTCCAACATTGGATGTATTGCCAACAAAATTAAGTAGTGTAACTGCAGAAGCAGAAAGATTAAAAGAAACAACATTAGCACTAAACGATGCTACTACAAAATTCGTTCCTCCTATTCCTGCTATTGTAGCTTTTAAAACTGAAATAGAATCTTTAGGATTAAAGATGAATGAATTAGGTAACGCATCTATAAATATCAATTCTGCTATATCATCTGGTATCGGAGTTTTAGCAAATGAATTTGAAAAAGGTATAGGTTCATTTAATGATTTTGCTAACGCAGTAGTTAAAGGTGGTTTAAGCATTATAAAGTCATTAATTCAACAAGGTGTAGCAGCTGCGGTTTCAAATACTTTAAAAGGGCCTGCTGGCACATTGGGCCCAGTCGGTGTTGCAGTTGCTGGTGCTGCTGGAGCATTGGCATCGGGATTATTTACAAGTTTAATTTCAAAGATAGGATTACCTAAACTTGCACAAGGTGGTCTTGCCTATGCTCCAACTATGGCAATGGTGGGAGATAACAAAAACGCACGGGTTGACCCGGAAGTAATTGCACCTTTATCAAAATTAAAATCAATGATGGGAGATATGGGAGTAGGTGGTAGCCTGGAAACAAGGATAAGTGGAAATGATTTGATTATATTGTTAAACAGATCACAAAAAGGTCTTAGTAGAATACAATAATGGGAGTTAGGTATCAAACGACAGTATATAACGAAAAACGCAGAAAGATTACTGTATCAATAAAAGATAGTAATTATTCTGGTGCTGTTGGGACATTTGATACTTTATCATTAGGCTTACAATATGATAGCGAAAGCCAGCAAGGACAAGAAAGATTTACACCTATTATCGGATCTTCATTTAATTTATCTTTACTTATAAATAATAACGATTTACAAACATTACTTCTTGATATTGGATTAGCTGTTGAAGGAAGGTTTACAATAGATTTAACGGCTTATGAGGATGATAATACGACAGTATCCTTTAATTGGTATGGTTATATAGTTACAGATTTGGTGCAATTTGAGGACATCCCTTTGTCTATTGGTTATGTTGCTCAAATATCTGCCATTGATGGATTAGGATGGTTAAAAACATTGGATTACAAAAGTGCAGTAGGGCCTTACAATGGACAGGACACAGTAGTACAACATATTTTAAACTGTCTTAATCAACTTGATTTTGTTCAAAGTGAACTGGTGGCAAATAGCTTACCAGTCCTTCACACTGTTTTTAACTGGCATGAAAGCACATTAACATATAGTGCAAATAATGATTTTGCTTTAAAAACTGCAATACAACACAGGGCTTTTTATCACATTGATACTAAGAAAAATTATACTTATCAAAGTTGCTATGATGTAATTAAAAAGATATGTCAAGCACTTGGAGCAAGAATTATATTTAGCGGTAGTCAATACTGGTTTATACAGATTAACCAGTATGCAAATAATCCTGCATCATTACGTTATTTTAAATACAGTGCATTAGGTGTTCAAACATCTGGAACTTTTACTGATGACTTTACTTTATCTAACATACAAGGTAATTTAGGTAGTAGTGATTTAATGAGATTAAGTGGTGGAAAATGGACATACTACTCGGCTTTAAAAAATGCTTTAGTACG